ATAACGGTTAAAGTAAACTTAAAAAATAACTCCATAATAATCTCCTATGACTGAATTTATACGCGAAGCCAGTAATATTATTACTTCTTGGAACGATTGGCTTTTACTTATGGCTGATTACAGATGGTCACGTAGAAAAAACTTAAAAGCTCACGGTTGGAATTAACGACTTTTAGCACTACTACCTGCTGTATTCGTTAATTGTGGCCCACCACCATATCGTCCAGTCATTTGCTTATCAAACTTAGTACCGCTTGGTATTCCTTCAAGATTTTCATTTCGTACTCTTGACTCTAATTTTCCCCAGTTAGCCTTACCACTTCCAAAAGCTGCCTTTTTCTTTTTAATCTTCTTTAACATCTGTGCTTTAGTGCTTTTACCAGCCTCAAAACTACGGCCACGATCATGAGCTACTGATGTTGAAACACCTGTTGCTGCTATAATATCCTTAGTTATAATAAAAAAACCATCCCGAGTATAGACAGCAGTACCAGGTCTAAGGCCCTGATTCTTTAGCCATTTCTTTTTGACAATCCATCTAACTAAAGTTACATTATCGTTTCTTAATGCAACAAACTTTTTATAGACAGTTCTTAAATCTACACCAAGATATTTTGCTAAGTTTGTTTGATCATATATAACACCATCAATCAAAGTTACAGTCGGAACATTCCTTTTATGCTCAATACTTATTTTCATTTTAGAGCTTGCCATAAGTGATCCACCTCTGTCAAAGTTAGCTTACCCCTGTTAAATGTTACAACACCAAAGCGTGGGGTCCACTTGTTGTTGGATTTAAGCCTACGCCAGCCTACAAATAGTAACTTGTGTTTCATAGATAACCAGAACTTAGCTCCCCAGGGATACTCAACACAAATCTTTCGTTGATGTTCTGTCCATGCTGATGAAAAACACTGGATACCTATAATAGTTTTTATTCCAGGTTTCATAGCCATAAGATCTATACAGGTTAAGAAGTCCTTTCTGACATTAGCATAACTAATAAAACGCTCAACTATTTGAACTTCAAAACCTGCTTCTCTAAAGATTTCTGTTGTTCTTTGTGAGTATGTTTTTCCTTTAATCATTACCTCTTATCCCATTCACCTACTTCTTGCATATCAGGTACTTCAACAGCTTCCTTATAAAGTTTTTCCGCAAAAATACCTTCCATAAGAAAACCATATGTGATCCAGTCACCGATTTTTTCATTGATTAATTCTTGAGTGACCTTACCGCCTTTACACATATCCCTGACACTGATTACATGCTTAGATACCATACCCCACAAGGCCTCTTCCGGAGTCTGGTTATTCATGGCAGCAACAGCCTTGAAGTTTGCAAACCGTTCCTCATCGTTGGCATACTCTTTAGCCTTACCGATAAGGGTTTTCTTTACAACTTCCATACGCATTGTTACAATGTTGTTGAAATCATCTACTTTCATTTTCTCTCCTTACAATAAACCAGTTAAATACTCTACGCCAGATATAAGATCGTATAACTGACACAATAGTATAGATAAAGGTTATGGTCCACGATTGTTCTATACTCAATTGCAGATTAAACCATGTAGGAAAAAGATACTGTGTTAAGCACCAGGATACAATGAATCCTGTTCCTACATTTAAACTCACCTCGAATAAACTACCCTTCTTTGTTTGCATGTTTTGGTGGTGTCCAACCAAGCTCTATAAGAGCTTTTTTAATTTCTTTTTCTCTTGTATCACAGACGAGTTTTATTACTTCTTTTGTTATTGAATCTCTAAGAATTGTGACCATTGTTCCAAAGAAAGCTCAATAGTTTCGTCAATAAACAAAAACTTAAATTCAAGTCCTTGTATCCTATTAAGCTCATAGGACTTAAAGTATAATGCTCCTTTTCGATCTTTAACTTTAACTATTTGTTGTGTAACATTAAACGTAATGTCACTACTTAATTGACAAAAATCATATAAATAGGGAACTACATACTTTCGATAGTACTTATCAGAACGTACTATCATTAAAACATTAGTATCAGCCCTTTTTAAAAACTGCACTGTAGCTTGATGGTATACAGGAGGTGTACCATTCATAGTAATTCCTTCTTTGTTTACATTAAAACCAACGAGTTTGAGGTGAAGCACTTTTAAAATTCTTAACCGCCTTTTTAAAGTACTCTTTATTAATCTCACAGGCTGTTAGTTCACACTTAAAATGATGACAGGCAACAGCAATACTCCCACTGCCAAGATGTGTATCAAGAACTTTGAAAGATGGTTCAGCAAATTGCTTTAATAACCACTCATACAATTCCATAGGTTTTGCTGTTGGATGAAATCTTTTTTCGTCAACAGCTCTTTTCTTTTTCTTTATGGTTTCAATAAACCTTCTTGTATAACATCTTGCAGATTGATCAAAGCTTGTCCAGGCTAACTCGCAGTCAGCAAAGTCCATACCTCGAATTTCTTTATCCCATACTGCAAAGCAACGACAACCATTTACCCAAAGATTAGGAAAGTAGTTACCTCCCCATATAATCTGCTCACGGCTAACACGAAACAACTCATCAAAGTAAGCTTGATCAGGAATAGCATCATCCCATCCAATATTATCCTCATCATGCTTTACATTTTTCCTTCCTCCCATTTTCATCTTCATAACATTGATACCGTAGGGAGGATCAACAATGGCCAAGTCAAACCATTGATCAGGTACCTGTTTCATCAAGTCCATATTATCACAGTTATACAACTTGATTTTATCGCTACCTTTTGGTTTACCAATTTTCTTAAGCTTCATATTTTAACCTCTGTTAAGTGTCCCCAGTTCTTACCTTTTTCAAAATCCATTATCAATGGAACTCTCATAGGTAAACAATTTTCCATAATATACTTCATTTCTTTTATAACTTTTTTATCCTGTTTATAATTACAGGAGAAGTTTAATTCGTCATGAACAGTAATCTGCGGTGGTCCTCCTAACCTATCATAGATACCGGCTTCATAAGTATCTACCATAAGCTTCTTCATGAAGTCAGCAGCAGTCCCTTGTAATACACTGTTTAATGCCTTATGAGTGAAGGCTCTTTGTATATTCCCTTCCCCAAACTTCTCGGATGCTTGAGAGAAGGTGTATGAGTGCTCTCCCCAAGGTTCTTCCCACCGATGAAACCTGGCTCGTCTTCCCATAAGGGTAGTGACAAAACCATACAACTGAGCTCTTTCCATATAATAATCAAAGGTAGTTTTAACAAAAGGCACACCAGCATGGTAAGCAGTCATTAAATCCTTTGCTTTTGTTGTTGATAAACCTAAACTTTTCTGAAGTTTTTTCTTTCCCATGCCATAAACTATACCAAAGTTAATTGATTTAGCAGGCTTACGTTCAAGCAATATATTAGTAATCTCATTGATTAATTCAATAGTAGTTTGATGATAATCTGTGTTAGGATATTTCTTATATAGTTTACGGATACCTTTAGAGCCGTTACCTCTGGCAAAATGAGCAAGTCCTCGATATTCAATTTGACTTGCATCAGTCTTTAACCAGTCAGAAAAGCCTTCATCAGGCACAAAACAGCCACGAATAAGAGGAGCGTATATCGGATCACGTGAGGGTATATTCTGTAAGTTCGGATTACGGGAACTGAATCTTCCTGTAATTGCTCCACCTGCATCTCCTTTGAGTTGTGTAAATTCACAATGTATCCTTCCATTAACATTTTTTTCAAGTATGGCTCCTTCAATAAATGTAGCTCTAAGTTTAGCCATACCTCGTATTTGAACAATCAACTGTGCAATATCACTTGGATGATTTTCTAAAAACAACTTTGTAAATGAAGGTTGCCCTTCTGGATGAGTCTTTGAAGGCTTGGTGTAACCATAGTGTAAGTTGTTATTGTCAAAAGCTACTTTAATAGTTGCGCTGGCATTGACATTTACCTCACTTCCGGCTATCTTGTTTAATTGTTGTTGTAGGGTATCTTCATTAGTTATTAACTGATCCCTGACCTGCTCAGCTTGGTTGAGATCAACTCGTACTCCTCTGAAACGCATGTCTAAGAGAAGCGGTATTAATCGTTGTTCAAGATCTAACACTTCATTGAGTTTTTGTTTGTCGATTAACTTTCTTTGTTTTTTCCAGATTTGATATGGTTGCCAAGCGTCGCCTTCTGCATAAGGTCCAACATACGAAACCGGAGCTCTGTAGATATTTGCTCTTTGATTACTACCAACCTGTCCTCCATAATACTCAGCGCACCATGAGTACAGCTTTTGAGATACCTTCCCCGTTTTAAGGTATTGTCTTGCAATTGAATCAAGGTTATAAGATCTTCTGTGCTCATTTAGTAGTGCCTCCACATGCTGAATGTCAAGATAAGGACCGGGAACATTAACTCCCTCTGCACGAAGTCCTCCAATATCGTATATAATGTTTGCCCCAACTTTTAAAGCATTAGTACAAAGATTATCCTTACACCAAAGTAACACTTTATCAGGATCACAATTAAGATTACTTTCTATAGTATGCCTCATTGGAAGGTATAAGGTTTCTTTCTTACCTGTTCCAACAGATACACTTACACCAACAAGATGACTATCTCCTCTTGCCCATCCCGGTCCATGAGTGAGTAAACGGGGATCAAAAGTTTCCGTGTCTATTGATAGTATCTTTGCATGTTTAAAATTAGGCCATTTACTTGGTTTAAGTGGTTTCCAAGAACTATGTATTCTTGGTTGTATATTCTTCTTACTACCCTTTCGTTTCCGTGTATTTTTTATACGTGGAGTCCAGAAGAGGCCTGTTTCACCCATTACAATACTCCTTTATATATCTAAACGCAGAACTATCTTCATTACATTTGTTCCAGTTAAGACATTGTTCAGCAGCTAACCTATGCGCAACTCCTTCTGTGAAATCCTTAAAATAACCTAAATGAAGGTTCTTATAACTTACCATAATTCTAACAGACCATATATTATCTCTTTTATACCAAGTTATTCCTGTTATTCCACTTGTATTACTCTTACTTAACTTTGAGTTTCTTGCGTTACATTGTCTTGATGTTTCTCTAAGCTTTTTCCATTTATTGTTACTTGAGTTTTTATCCTTATGGTCTATTTCATATTCAGAGAAGTAACCTTTTTTATACAGCCAGGCAAGTCTGTGTCCTAAATAGAGCTTTTTATTTAGTCTTATTTCCAAATAACCAAGTTTATTGTAACTACCTGCTATATCGTTTTTATACACATGAGAAGAAACTCTTTTTTTCCATATAAAAATACCTTTCTTCTTTTTATATTTTAACACCTTCTTTAATGTCTTTTGTGTTATCATTACATACGTCCCGCTAATATAGCAGTATAACCATTACCTTTAAAATAACATTTTTCTTTAGTAAAACAAACTTCATCAAACATATCTATTAATAGGTCAAGATTTACGGAGTCCATTCTACCCTTTCCCTTTAGCTTTACGTTTTTAATTGTTGCATTATCTGTGATAATCGTTCCTTTCTGCAAAACAATCTCAGCGTTCGTTGTCATTGCAATTGCCATTCTAAACGATTTTTTGTGTTCCGCATTACATATTGTGTATGAAATGTTATCGTTGAAAACAGCGGCAATAGCCGGTGCTTTTTCGGCAATTTTTGGCGTTTCAATCCAACCACCATGAGGATACATAATTGTAATACTGTGATCGTTTATCAGCAAATGTTTTATAGGCTCGTTTACCTTGATTATAAGGTTGATTAGTGCCTTGGGTATAAGACAATCTTTCATTTTTAATTTTGTACGCACAACTACTATGTTGTTGGTGGCGTATGCAAAGCTCTCTGTTATAATTATTGCTTCGGCCCAGGCATTATCGCTGTCCTGTGTGGTAAATAAGCTAAGTTTTTTGATAGTATCTATGAAATTTTTTGGAACTTTTATTCGTTTACCATCAATGATCTTTTTCTCAATATACTCGGTAGTGTACCTGAGTGTAGACATGAAATTACTACGTCTAATACGCAAGTATTTTTTGTCATCTTTTTCAAATAACTTTATTTCTGGTTTCCATTCACATATCTCTAAGGCCTTTGTTAATCTATCAGCATCAATAGAAAAAGGTGTCTTTGAATACGTCTTAACCGGATAGGACATTGTGGCAATGCCGTTAAATGTCTGGATACACTTTTTACAGGAGTGTATCTTAGTAAAGTCATCATCAAAGATCTTGATCCCTTTGGATACAAAATTTATAGCATTTTTCATAATTTTACTTCAATCTCAAGAAACATATGAGCCCTATGGGTATCATTACCTATTATATAATCTCTGTGTAAACAAACATCTGCTATAGTTATATTATACTTCTCTTGAAAACTTATAAGCATAGTAGTTATTTCACCTTGTAGATCAATCTTTGCGTTTTTCGCTTCTTCAATATCCATTATTTCAATCCTATAACTTTGTTGGCAGGGAAGGTGAAATAAAAACCAAAAAATAAAGTAATATTAACAGCAGCCTTACAATTCTTTTTGAATTGCTTTTTGTTGTTGTTCCATTCAGGCTCAACTATAATCTTGGTTCTATTTTTTGGAACATATAGCCCTGTGGGAAGTCCCTCTTTGGTTAGGTTGGTTTTGTCGTTTATAACATACCGGAAGGCTAAGGCCTTTTCAACCATTAAAGAATTAATTTTTGATGTTGTTGGAGTAACAACAACAAAAGTAGCCTGTGGTAGCCATGGAATATCAGGATTAAAAAACTCTCCGTTAGTCTCAATGAGGACGTACATACCAGCACGAATAATATCATTGACCAGTAATGATATATCTTGGCCTATATTATCGTCTTTAATAACAACGAAATGAGAGGCAGAATCCTTAAGGATAGTTTCAATAATGGTTTTAACCTTTGTCTTTTTCTTACCTCCAAGCTCAAGAAAGTAACCTGGCCTTCCAGCCATTGGTGTTGTTGTTAGAATAGAAAAGTAACCTTCTTTTACTCTGATCTTTTTAGCACTCATTTGTTGAACTCCACATAGGATTCTTGAGTATTTCCAATACGAATAATTTGGATTTCTGGTTGCAGTTGAACACAGAATAGATGTAAGGTTTTAGCCATTGTCGGCAGACTTAAATCGGAAAAGTCTTTATCCATTTTACTTAATGCTTCGATAAGTGTCAAATCCAATTGTCTTCGGTCCACAAGAGCCTGGTAAACAATGATCTGAATAAAGTAAATTTTACCTTCAATAACTTTACGAAAGGTGTTCTTAACACGAAACATTGACTTACTCCTTATTAATCCACTTTACGGCTTCGTCTAAAGTTTTATGATAGCTGGTTTTAATACCATGAAACCTGTTAGGAACGGCAGCAACAAAAGGTGTGCTTTTTGTTCTTAATGTTTTAACTGTGGTTTTATTGATGATGCCGATTAACTCATCTCGTGTGTTCTTTACTTGTCTCATGTTACTTCCTCTTAAAAATAGATTTTGGCTTTTTTCTTTAGATGACATCCTTTTTTGTTTTGGATTTTTGCAGGTATCTGTTTCTTAGGACCAGCAAAACTACAGTAATATTGTATAAAATAGGCGCAATCATGACAACCTCGTAATCCTTTTATTGGTTTTACTTTAAATAAATTCTTTTGAACATATTGATAAGCAGGACTTGATAAGTCACATCCTTCCCAATTAAGGGCTTGTTCTCCTGCAAGTCTAAGACAAACTGCTTCTAAAAAGTCTTTTGATTGTCCTAAAAAACATCTCTTTTTATTAATTAAAATTCTTACGTCCCAAAAACCTCTTTTTGTTTTATATATTCCTTTTACTCCAGAAGTATTATCTTTTGGGTTTCCAGTATTTCTTGAATTACAAGAGTGACTTACCTCTCTTAAGTTTTTCCATTTATTATTGTTTGGATTTCTATCTTTATGATCTATACAATATTCAGGAAAGTAACCTTTTACATATAACCAAGCAAGTCTATGTGCTTTATAACAAGTACCCTTAATAGTTATATAAATATATCCTGCTGGAGATATGCAGCCAGCAATTTTATTCTTTTTTGAAACACCTCCGATACTTTTTTTCCATATAAAAACACCCTTCTTCTTTTTATACTTAAGTATTTTTTTGAGTTGTTTTTGTGTAAGCATTTTATCCCTTTATACAACTAAACTTAGAACAACCTCTATATTGCTGACTAAGTGATAAGTTTTTAGTATACTTCTTACATTTCCAACCACCTTTTTTTACTAACTCTACGTGACTACACATGCGACAGGTAGAAACTGGTTTATCTGTAGAAAAACATAAACCCTTGAAATTGCAGAATGTGCAGATATAATACGTCTCTTCTTGGCTGCATCGTTTAGGAATTGTTGGTGTCATACACAGTTCTACAAATCGTTCCTGCATTTCCATGTGGACTTGCTTATCTCTATCAATAAACTCTATGTAAAGGAGATCATTGTCTTTATTAACAGACATAAATAAGGCTTTGTTAACATTGAAGCCGTACATATATTCCTGGCACTGGGCGTAATATTGGAAGTTGGCTACCTTTACAGACTTAGCGCGGTTTAGTTTTAGCCATGATTTGTTGCTGGCTGTCTTGTACTCAGCAACATGCCACTCATTGTTGATGTAAGTAAAACCATCTGAATGACCTCTGATATGTCCGTGGTGCTGGACTAACTCAAACTGTTTCTTAGTCTTTGGATCATTCATTAATGTAGGATACCCGGCACCTCTTAGGTAGTCTACAAACCTGAACTCCTCCGCATGACCTCGAGAGAACAAACGATATAACCTGGCTGGGAAAATCTCCGGTAATGCAAATCTCCAACTATAAAAGACGTGGCGTATACATTGATGACCGATAGCAGAGATACCAAGATAGTTCCTTGGAGGCTTACGGTTAAGCTCCATTACATGAACGTCAATCTGCTTCTTTAAAGTATCAACATCAATTTCTTTCATGTGTTATAAGCCTTTAGTTATGAACTGACAGGGTTTAACCTGCCAGTTCTTTTTAGATGATGCTATTACTTCTTGTTCTTTTTCTTCTTCTTCTTTTTCTTCTTCTTGCCTTCGTCATCCCAAGGTGTGCTACCGGCACCAGTTCCTGCTTCCTTTGGCTCATCGTCTGTTGCCTTGGCCTTTGAGATGGGAACATACATGGAGATCTTGTTCCGGTCATCGTAACCTTCAGACTTCTGGGTGCTGACCTTTGCCTTGAACTCCTTGTTCATCAGGGGAGTCAAGTCCCATTTGTCATTCAGAGTCCCAACACCAATAGCCTCCATGAGGGCAGACAACTGGCCTTCGGCAATGGACTGAGCCTTTTCGTTGCTGTTCTTCAGGTTAATGATCTCAAAGATCACTCGTTTAGCAAACTTGCCCTTGGTTACACTGAACTGACAGTTCAGGTAGTAGTTACCGGATGTACTGGACTCCTTCCGTTCCGACTTGACCAAGTGCATTGTGTACTCGCCTGTCGGGATGGGGCTGAAATCCATTTGCTCCTGCTGATGATCCTTACTTTTAAACTTTCCCATGGTTTTTCCTTTTGTTATGGGTTTGTGTGTTAGCCTTTCAGTTTCTTGAAAAGCTGTTTTAGGTTAGGTTGTTCTACCTTGTTGAGCTTACCGCTGCGATCCTTGGCATCTACTGTTGATGTTGGCTGAGTCTGAAGGTATCGGTAAGTATTGTCCTCATCGTCCTCGTTAATACGGAGGCAAAGGAGTTCATCGAAGAAGAAGTCCAGATCATTGGTAAGCTTTTTTCCCGGCATACTTGGACGGAGAGACTGCATACCAGCTGGATTCTCGTATGTCTCAGACTTGGCAATAAAGTAGGTGGTCTTGTTAAGATCTCTGAACTTACGGATCATCTCAGAGATGTTAGTGTTTAACTCACCATAAGCCTGACGACCATCTTTGTATTGCTTCTTCAAGTCAATCAGAATACTCTCGGCAATGTCGGATATAGAGTCTAAACAAATTGTTTTGAACTTCTTACCTTTCTTACTATTAACGAAGTCATAAGCATCGTGCAAGTCTTCCAGTGTCTGAATCTCGATAACCGGGAGGTCATACTCCTTAATGCTGAGAAGGCCGGACTCGGTGGAGATGATAATCGGACTCGGTGCTGTGGCAATGAGGGAGGTTTTACCTACTCCACTTCTGCCATACACTAATAGGTTAATACTCTCGCCTGCATCTTTGGTGGAACTGAACTTTAACATAGATTACTCCTATCCTGTTCTGTTGGATGAAACCCCTCGTTATCAGGCTTACAGCAACCTCACCAGGAAGGTGGGCTGGAATGATATTGAGGGGTTTCTTGTATTTTGGTTTTATTTAATTATCCCTGCAATGGATTTTTAATTGATAAATAATCATAACATACTTTGATCAATTTGTCAATTAATATTTAATTTCAATTACCTAAGTATTACTAATTACGGAAGCGGTGAGACCAGCTTAACAGTTCGCTCTGGTGTACCGTCGTTGTTTACTTCCATGTGAATCCCCTTAGTCCAGGTGATCGGAAGAGGCTCACCCTTGCCACCAACAAGAGCGTGAAGTGTCTTCTTCATACCTTCCACAGGCCTCTCCGGGAACTTCTCAGCCAGGGTATCGAGAATCTGATCAAGGGTCTTGGCCTTCTTGGAACAGGCTTTAAGGATGGTCCAGGTGATATTCCCTTCCTTCGGAAAAGATGGCTCGTTAGGAATGGCACGATCAGCCCTGGACGTCGCTCCACGAGTGGGCTTGGTCTTATCTTTGGGCTTTGCTGTGGCCTCGGTAGTCGTAGGATTTTCGGTCATAAGAAGTTTTAACGCCTTCTTAGCCTTCTTACGCTTTTTCTTTTTGTTGTTGGGATCATCAATGAACTTCTGGAGAACATCCACTTCATCGGCCCAGGCTTCCCTGGCTTCCTGGTCAGCTGCTTGTTGAGCCTTCTCAGCTTTCTTCTCAGCCTTGGCTTCAGCCTTACGTGCCTTCTTCTCTTCTTTGCTCTCCTCGGCAAAGGCATCTTTGTCTTCGTTGATCACGACCTGGGCAGACATACCTTCGTTTTTCTTCATCTGTTTCTTGTACTTCTTAATGGCTTTCTTCTTCGGAACCTCGGGCAGGTCAACATCATAAGAGGCGAAGACATCAAACATACTGACTTCGCCCTTGGTGTACAGTTCCAGCGGATCAATGGCTGCCAGAGCTGCGTTAAGTGTCTGCACAATAACTGGTGTTGTCTTGCTCTTTACCCTGAGCAAGGGCTGCGGGTTAAGGGTGTCGTTGAATGTCTCAACTGCTTCCAATAAGGCGACTTTCGTCTGTTTAACTTCTGCCATGGTGGTATCCTCCACTTGTGGATTTTTTACTTCTTGTTGTAAGGCTTCATACTCCTCATGAGTAATAGCCCTTCTTATTCGGAGACGTCCGTTATCCTTAGTCTCCAAAATTCTCACGTATCGGTTATCTCTACTTATTACTTTTATCATGGTCTTAAGAACTCCTTTTCTTTACGAGCCTGAAGAGCAAAGGCACAACTCTTTGTTTCAATAATATGAGGCTCATGTGAAACAACTGTAATCCAAAGCATACACTGCTCTTTAATACAAGGTACACCGGAATAAACAATCTCAATACCTTGATTGATTACATTTCCATTTGTCATTATAGGACAGATTTTTTGTGCTTGTTTTTTAGGTATCATGCTGCTACCATTTCCCTGATGATCTCATTAGCATCAACAAGGGGAAGAAGCTCACAAGCCATCTTGATGTGGTGGAGGCGGAACTGACAGGCTGACTGTGTACGTCCTAACTGCTCAGCAATGTAGTACCAAGGATCTCTGTTGTACCATAATTCACAAACCTTGATGGTGTCGGCCTCAGTCCATCTCTTGCCGTGGTTTTCAGGAAGGCTGGCTCTTGCTGCTGCTCTGGCTTTGTCAATGTTCTTCTGGTTCGGAAATAACTGACCGAAATTGGCAAACACTAAGCCTTTTAATTCAAGTGGATTGATGAAATAATTGTAGATGGCATGTTCAGAGTATGTTGTGTGGTCTACTCCCATTATCTGTTTGAGTGTGTCGATACTTACACCTGGATTGGCTTCAATATGCCTTAACAGAATACTGCTGATACGATTCTTATGTGTGGATATTTTTTTATTCATTATGTTACTCCTATGGTTATGCTTGTAGTTGTGGTTGTTACCGTTTCCCTTGACTTGTTAAGTGCCAGGTCTTACAATGCTTACATTTATAGTATGACCTTTCGTGTCTGTCCTTTCGGTGTGTGCTGCGAATGCGGTTCATTGCTTCCTGAACATCGCTTAATGTCTGAAAACATTGTTTACCGCACTCCCAACACTGTCCTTGGATCATTTCCGATTGACCTTAGTCTTTTGATGGTGTCCCCTGGAACCGACAGGACCTTGATCAATATAAATACCGTGCCTTTTTATATGATCTTGTCGCTGTTGATAGGTGTTGTTGAAGTCGATTATAGACTGTTTGGCTTCTCTGTCTAATCGCCTTTCTTCATACTCCTGTTGTCTTTGATAAGCTTCCTTTACACACTTATGATAGTTAAGCTTATGTTGATGTTTTGATACATCGGCTGTTCTTCTGTTATAGGTAACACAGGTTCGTTCTATGTCCCCATAAGCTGCTGCCATTGTCGGTGCCAACAACAATATAGCTGTAGCGGTAATGGCTGTTGCTGTTGTAGTTTTCATTTTGATTATACTCCTTCTGCGTTGAGGATATCTTTAAGTTTCTTTGAAGCCTTAAGGATATTGGTAATGTCCTTTTTATTGAGTTGCATACTTTTCTTTGCTTCGAGAATAGTCTCCTTTGCTTTGAGGTAACGTGATTTGTTAGTCCACAGTGTACCAATTAAGGTCAATGGTGAAGGTGGTCTTCCACACTTTGAACAACCATCATAATGATACTGATTGAGTTCGATTGCTCGGATATACTCTTGTTGAGTAGATGATTTACAGTTACAAGTTTTAGTTTGTAATAGTGTTAGATTATCCATTCTAATTCCTCTGGTTCTATTACCCTAAATACCAATTCCATCTTTGCTCCTTTTGGAATGGTTTTAGGTGCTATGATGGTGTGGTATACTGCCAAAGTACCTTCTTCATCAACAACAAGTGTATTGAAGAAGGGGCTAAGGTCAGTGTTTTTTGGAAGTCGATGTACCTTCTCAAAACTTTTCATTGTTACAGCTCTTTGATGGTGATAGACAAAGGGCTGTCTTTAATGGTCAGGTGATCCGTGATAGCCTGCTTACACTTACCGCTGAGGCTGTTATATACGGCTGGTTTTAATTTGTAACTCGTAGTAAAGGCCTCATTGAAGGTGGTCTCTGGTATTCTGGTTTTGATGTCAGGGATGCTTGCCTTCGGTATGGAGTAATTCTTGTTCCTGGTGAAGGTGACCTTCTCCTGTGTTTCTTCCAGTTGAATGATCATCTTATCATTGCCCAACTTGGTGAGTATGGCGTTGAGCTGTAAACGTAAATCTTGCTCCTTTGCCTGTACTCTTTGGAGCTTGCTCTTGGCTTTACGCCATTTGTTAGTGAGCTGCTGAATTTGTTTTTCGGTTTTCATTGTGTTACTCCTTGGTTTTGTTGATGGTGTCGCCTAATGTAGGCCAAGAATTGAGGTTGTCTTTCTCTTCCTGTTCCAGTTCGTTTAACTCCCCCTGGATGTTGAAACATAAAGATTGCTTGCTATCCCCGTATTCCCAAGAATCCTCTAACGCTTTGTCTAGTTCTGAGATGGAGATGTACTCCTCTTCAAGAGCCTCTTTAATTATTGCTAAGGCTACTTCGATTTGAAACTTACTTGGCTTTTTCATGATGTTATTTCACTCCTGGTAATGGAAGGAGATTGATCCACCAATCTACTGATGATATGGCGAAAAGAATGAGCAGCATTATTACTGTTTGAGTAATGCTTCTCATTATGTCTGGTTTTCTCTGCATTTGAATGACTCCCTGTAAAAGAGTTGAGATGTGTGGTTTGTTTTTGTGTCTTTCTTAACTGTATAAGTAATTATAATTCATTTATTAGGGAATGTCAACATTTAATTTCCGATGCCGGGATTTTATTTCCGGCACCGGGTTATTGATATTAGTTACCATTCGTTATTTTTTTAGCAGCCAAGTCTGCAAACAAAGCCTCTGCTCTGTTAAAACGTCCAATGGCAGTTTCAAGAGCAAGGGTCACATGCAATCTTGCATCTTCCAAATCCGCTTTCATATCTTCTAAGCGATGTACTTCATCAACAAGTAAAGGTTGAGAATGTGCTATCTTATGAAGACGGTTGATTTTACTTGTACGTTTATTAAAACCAGTCTTTGACTGTTCTAATAATTTACGCATAAGCATTCTAATGTCATCAATTATACTGCATACCTGATAATTATCTCCTCCTATGTGTTGTATCTCATACGGTGTATCTGCTTCAGCAGCAAAGGTGGCGGATGACGCAAAGCGGTTCATTTGCGCTCGTAATGTTGCTCTGTCCCTAACATACTTTACCCAGGTTGCATCATTAGATCTTGTGTGCTTGTTGCTGGTGTTAGGTTTCTCAATGGCCTCATTTTCAATCATCCATTTTCCAAGTTTTTTTGCTGTTAATTTAGTACCTACTGGGAAGTCCTTTATGAACTCGTGTACTGTATTAATCAACCAGATATCTTTTGTTGCCATTTTACTTTCCTCCTTTAGTTTTAAAATGTGGTTTTAATCCACGCTCTTTTTGATCACTACAAAAAGGACAATCACATTCTTCTACGCCTATGAAGTTATAGACTGCTTGTTTTGCTTCTTCATGTTCCTTTTTAGCCTTGGCTAAATTGATAATTGTCTTAGCCATGTCTTTAACAAGTTCATCTTGCGTCATCATTACACCTCCACAACATCATCAACAAGATAGTTCAACTTATCTCCTAACATCTTACCTAAGATAAGTAGGGCGTTAGACATAGAACGTATATCTTGATTATATGTCAATACATTTAACATATCCTTTGTTGTTGGCTCTTCTGTGAGTAGCTTGGTGTATTCTGTTACTGCCTTTTCCATCTTACGGGAATAGTTACGCATATCTCCTTCAATACGAATTATTTTGTTTTCGATAACTTTTGACTCATCCTGTTTACGGAGCATATCCATTCTGGTCTTTTCTTCTGCCTGCATTTCTTTAGTCCAGATCTTACCATCACGTTCCATCTTAGAGAAGGCTTTGTTGATATACTCGGTGGTAACTTTGTTGTTCGGATTCTTCACTTTACACCAGCGGATAATCGCATCAGCAAGGTTGACCTGTTGATCCTTGGCAAAAAGATCTATGTTATCCAAGAGTAACTTACGAAAAGTGTCTTGATGGCCTGATTTTGTGAATAATCTTAGTGCATCAGGCTCAATCTTCTTTGCCAGTTTTTCCTTAGCAGCCTGTTGTGCCTTCTTACGATCTTCGGCTGCCTTTTTGTTGATGGCCTTTTGCTTCTTGGCTTTGGCCTCAGCTTCTATTTTGGCCTTTTCCTTTGCTGCTTCTGCTGCTTTACGTTTTGCCTCAGCCTTCTTCTTAGCTTTAGCATCTGCCTTCTTCTTAGTCTTCCGTGCCTTCTTACGAGCTTCTTCATCCTTGGCTGCTTTTAAGGCCTGTTCTTCCTCCTCCTTTGCAACACGTTGAGCTTCGGCTTCTTCTTCCTCAGCAATACGGATAGCCTCTTCCTCTTCTACGATACGAAGTGCCTCAGCCTCTTCCGCTTCCTGTTGTAACCTGGCTTCTTGTTCTTCCGCTTCTCTGTCGAGTTTGTCAACAACGCGGTTAATGATGGTCAATACTTCACCATTGGCCTTGAGTGATCCGATGGCTTCTTTGATAGCTCTTTTGCCTACTATTTCACCCGTAAAATTATGTATAAGATCAAGTCCTAAACCCTCTCCCTTATTAATCATTCCACGGGTTGTTTGCCATGCTTTTAACCCCTGTACAAATGTACCAACGTCCGACAATTCCGCAAACCGCGCATAATCGTTGTACCGCAACAACTCTTCCGCGATGTATTCGGTTGAGGCAGCCACGGCATCCTGAATGGCTGAAGGCCGTGTTCCTCTCTGAGTCATATTTTCTCTTGCCATAACACGAGTCATATTCAACTCATCAAGATCCATTATCTTGACATCCACCTCTTTGTATCCTAACTGTTTCATCGCTTCCAGCCGATGGTGTCCACATGCTAACTGATACTTATTGCCGAATGGTCTTGCTGTTAAGGTTGAGAAATCTTTTAGCTCATCATAACTATTAGCTAACTCATTCACATGCTCAGGATCAATAGGATCAATCTCAAAGTTCCTGTGTGGATTAGGGAGAATGTCCTCTGTCTTTATCTTCTTTGCTACAGCCATCATACTACCTCCTATGGTTTAATTGTTCTGCAATTTCCAGCATCATATCAATACTTGCTGGTGGTTCCAACATCAAATGGTTCTTTGTCTGGTACTGTGGTATTTGTTGTTGTTGTTGTGATCTCCTTTTCATTAGGTATCTTGTTCTAAAGGCTACCTTTTGATACGCCTTTACCTCAGCCAATCCAATACAATCTACGCAAACAGGTAGATGATATTCGTTCGTGTACTCATGGTATTTGTTAGTGTATTTGTGACATTTTGAGCAGTAATACATTTTTCTGGTTCCTCCCATGGTTTTAGTTGTTCTTACATTTTCCGTATCAATTATTATAAATATACATTCTATGATTAGGAATGTCAATATTTAAATTATGATTATTGATGACAATCTTTGTCACTGGTAGTGACATTTTTTGTCAGTGAGGTGACAATTTTTGTCACCACTATATGTTGTGGATTGACAATGATTGTTACATGAGATATAATATCTATGTTGTGGACACTCTGGCCAGGGTGAGGAGCGGTAGCCCCGCTACTATCGCTTCGTTCCACTCCATTCTCTCTTAGCGCTAACCTGTGCGGAGGTTATTCCGTTGAAACAACAACAAATGTTGCATCTCAAAGCGTTGAAGTTAGCACCTGTCATAATACCAGAAGGTCAGAAAGGTCCGACGAAGCGGAAATGGAATAAAAAAGCAGCTAAATGGAAGAAGATTCGTCGGTTACTGCCTTCCATAAATGTCGGTATAATTCATAAGTTGTCTGGCACATGCTGCTTTGATGTTGATAATTTGAAGAAAGCTAAAGAAGTACCTCTTCTGGTTAAGCATATTATGAATGGCAGTGGTCTGGAATACTCATCTGGTGTTCCAAATAAATTCAAAAGTCTTTATCGTTTACCTGCTGATGTTCCTTCTCGTTACTTTAAAACTCATAGTTTACCTGGTGGGTGTGGTCAATTCCGCTGTGGTAATGTTCAAGATGTCTTGCCAGGATCGGTACACCCATCTGGTTCAGTATACGCTTGGACTAATGGTGGTGCCTCTGCTACTGAGATTCCTGTTCTACCCTCTTCGATTGTTTCATTGATGGTCGAAGAATATAAGGCTGGTCGGAAGGCTCGCAACAACAAAAAAGCTACAAATAGTTCTGGCCATGTTTTTATAGATGTGTATAACAAGTGGTTCATGTCTGGTGGGGCTGGTTCATTGTTAGATAAAGTTCATGCTTTTGGAGGGTATGAATATGCTGGGTTTAATACTCTTCGTAGACTGGGTAGTGGGAATAAGCATAGTGTTGTTATGTATAATGATGCTGATGGTGTTTCTCGATGTTATAACTTCTCTGATACTGAAGGTAGTGGCCTTCTTCCAGGGGTAGGGACCTATGATCCTTATGGTGTACTTGGGGTTGAGATGGGCTTCGATGAAGCTCGTCGGTATGTTACGGTTGAGAATAAAGTACTAGCTGGGTTAGTGGATAAGGCGATGGGCGGGTTAGGTTCTTTGGAGGGGAAAGTAGGTGTGCCTGGGGTTGAAGGTTCGACGGCTGCTGAGAGTGGTGTGCTGTTTGATCCTGGTGGTGTGCCAATGCTGGCTGAGGAGTTCATGATGCCTCCTGGTTCTCGTTTTGCTAAATTAGTTGAATCGGTGATGTTTCACTCGAAGCAAGAGGCCAATCCTAATATGGCCTTCTGGTTTAGCTTAGTTCTGGTGGACTACCTGGCTGGTGGAGGCTATGACTCGTTTCAGAATGATGGTATGAATCCCCTGTATGTCTTCACATCTGGTTTAACATCTAACGGTAAAACACAGGTAATACAAAGTGGAGAAAAACATATTAGAGCTCTTCGTGGTGTTGGGAAGGTTGCTGAGGGTGGAGGCTTTACTTCAGAGGTTAGTGGGTCGGATTCTTCTTCTTCTTCTGAGCCCTTTGTTGCTGAGAAATTATTGAATAAGAAATTGATAGACGAGGTTGGATCAGTTCAAGGTATCATGGACGTTATCGGAAAGGAGCTTGGCCATGGCTGTGATATACTTTATACCCATGATGAGTGGGGTATAGAGAATAAGCGTGGATCGGGCGGTGGTTCAGAAGATGCTGCCAGGACTAAGGCCTTCATTATGAAGATTAAGTCTATTGGTAGATCGACGTTGTATAAATATCGTTTGAAGGCTAAGAACAATGTAAAGAAGGGGGAAGAAGTAGGGCAAGATATTAGTTGCGTCCATTTTAACTATTTCACATCAGCAACAAATGAGTCATTACGCGGTGTCTTGTCTGGGAAGGATGGAGATACTGGTTTTATACAGAGATTTATAGGTGGTCCGTCCATAACACCCTTGACTAAAGCCAGGGTGGACGTCTACGGTAGTCCATCTCCTGGGTCTGGTGATAAGGTGTCGAGGAAGGTGTTGAAGATTTTAGGTGGGATAGTGGATATGTCCTCTTCGGTGCTGGGAGTAGATAGGGAGACTGGCGGTGTTCGGATTGGATGTGGTCCTGGGGTGGTTGAGCGAATTGCTAATCTCTCTCGTGAGGTATTCGAGGCCAACAGGTCCGGAGACATATATAAGTCTAAGATGTTGGAAAATATACTGCCGGTTGCTCGTGCTCGTGCTATTATAGAATGCTCTGGTGTGCCGGTGGTTACGCTTGAGGTGTTGGGGTGGGCGGAGGCTGTGGTTCGGTTCTCAATAGTGTACTTTCGCTGGCTGCTTGGGGAGATTACTGATAAGCCTGTTGTGGAAGTAGGATTGTTGATAGAGAAATCGGTTATGAGCTTCTTGGAGAAATATCCCACCAACAATGTAAAAGGATTATGGACTCGTAGGGAGATGATACAACGATCAAATATAGCTAAATATGGTGCTGCGGTATATGGTCCGATTATTGAAGCAATGGTTAATGAAGAATTGATTATGTTTGAAAAAGTGGATTTAGTGGGTTCTGGAAGGCCTAAAAACTGTGTTAGGTTGGCTAATGGGTAATATGTGGTGATGGTAACGGTTGTAGGTGATGGTAAAGGCCTACTTCGCGTACAGGTTATTGATATGATTGGGAAAAATGGATAATGATAGTGATAGTACGGAGGTGGCACTCACGGACGCAGAGAGCCGCTCTTCTTTTTAGAGCGGGTTTTACGAGCCTACGGTACTATCAATATATATATATATAATAATAGACCTGATTACGGGAGGTTAAATGATAGTTTTAGCGTAGTACCATCGGCAGACTATCGTTTACACCATTACTACCGTTATTTGTTGCTGTTGGGAAAAGAGGACCAGGGAACCGGCTGGCTCCCTGGGTATTTGCTACCTATGGAAAAGATGATACCCGGCATACAAACAGAGGCTTGAAACTACGAATATTGCTAAACAAACCCCAGGGCCTATGGACAAGCCTGCTCTGATCATTAAGTCATACCAGGCTGTTGAGCGTTCAATTATAAAGTTTAGATTACCAAGTACAGAGCCGAAGGGTGCTGCAACAAGAAACACCGCACACAAGGCTAACAGGGCTGCCAGTGGTTTAACACCTGGAATGAAACTAATCACCACTCCCTTGACAACCCGATCATTCTTTCTGAACCAGCCTCCTATATCCGTATTAATGTCAGGGGTAGCCTCCGGCTCGGCAGACTCCGGCTCAGGGCCTGGGCCTCCGTGTCCCCGTTCAACTGTCTCTCGCGGCCTCCCGTTCCAGTATTCCTTACCCTGGCTTTGTTTTTGTTGTTGTAATAGCTCTTCGTATTGTTTTTCCGTTAATCGCAATGGCATTGTTCTACCTCTTCCAAATTATCTGCCACCAGGCAGCCTACGCAAATAAACACACCTCTTTTTATCTCTTCCGCTTCCCAGGGATAATGCTCCTCCCCACAAACAGCGCAATAGATTAATGGATGGTCGGGCAATGGTGTTGCGGGATGGTCCGAAATATGTCTCATATCATGTCCTCTTTTGCAATCCCATGGAAAACATGGGGTAGGGCATACATTTTTTGTGTAATACGAAAAGAGGCCTCGTCACGGGGCCTCATTCATGCCCTTTTTATGCCGGGTATGAACCGTTTAGGTACAATTGGAATGAATCCAGGTTTACCTGTCCGGCAGATACCGTTTTGACCTTTCCCCAGCCTTCCTGTTCCAATTGTAACAAGGCCTCGTCTCTTTCCTGTCGTGCCAGCTCCTTGTCGGCTTTGTCCTGTGCCAGTACTGCCTTGGCTTCTTCAATATTCATTTTTGTATTGTCCCCTGTAAAAAGAATTTGATGTTGCTACTTTCGCGGTACAATTACCACGACAGGGCTGACCGATCAAACTACCCGGCCAGCCAGCCCCATCGTATTAATTCTACTCTTCGTCGATCAGGATACCGTTCGTACAATGGTAATAGGGATTGAATTTAGTTCCTACCCTGATCTTCAGCGCTTCGCGCTTCTCCTCATCGGTGGCTTCCGGTTTGTTTTTGATGTCCGACAATCCGCACTCGTCCTCAACGAATGTCATCAAACCGACGATGGTAGCCTCTTCCCCTGCCTCAATCATGTAATTAATGGTGCAGCGGGATTCGTCACCGAAGGTAGCCTTTTTCGGAATAAACAACGCGTTGTCGGTCAGGTATTTACGAATGGCCTTCAATACCGACTTCGTACCCTTTTCAACATCAACATTGACCTCGAATCGTTCGGCCAGCTCTTCGGCATATTCCACCATTTCGTTGAATGTATCAAACGAAGGCTCGTCTCCGGCCAGATGGGTTTTGACCTCACCCAGGGCTGTGGTGCTGCTGGTTCCCGTGATCCCGGCTGCCTTTCGTGCTACCGTGATCATCTTCTGCGCCATACCAACCTTGAAAAGATCGTTTAATCCGTACAGGACTCGCAAAATACCATCTTGTGAGGTGTTCCCGGTTTTGATTTCGGCGTCGATCAATTTTTTTAATTCCTTACGTTTCATAATAGCCTCCTATGGCTTTTTTATGATTTACCCGTTGTTGGGCTGTTAATGGTTTTTTTACCATATCCCTGCCGATCATGTCAATGATAATCGACAGGAATACATTAAAAATTATCGGTGTGTTAACATATCGGCCATGTATGAAACGGCTATCTCGTCCCGAAATGCACTGTACAGGGCCCAGAAATCGCTCAATTTAACGATTTGATCATCGACCAGCTCCATTGCGTCTTCACCGTTCCACGATGAGTAGGACTCGTTCCAATATTTAATAAACATGATACCGACGTTAGGCTCGTAATCGGCATTTTCGGCCAGGGCCAGAACTACGGGTAGCCAATGGTCAGGAACATCTTTGTGGTTCATGGTGCGCATTGCATTACTGATTTCAACGTCCTTCATTGCATACTCCTTTTGTTGTTGTCATGGTATTATTGTCATGTCCCTGGCCATCGGATATGATGGTCAGGAATATATCAATAATTATTTCAATGTTTTTGCTACCGTGTATACGATGTTTTTTAATTCCTTCTGTATTTCGGCAATTCGGTCAGCCTCTGGTGTATCAAATGCCGTGAGCCTCATCCTGTTTAATTCGTCAACATGGTATTCCCAGGATTCAATGTATTTACGTCGTTTTATATCGGCTGCTGCCTGTTCGGCCATTGCGCATATATTCTCTCTCATGACGTGGCTCCCCTGGCTACGATAATTGCCTTTGCCAGATAAATTCGGATTTTATTGACCTCGCGCCTGGATAGGTTGAGAGCTGTGGCTACTGAATTATTGATGATTTCATCAATGTCTCGACGTTCGGCTGTGGTAATCGGTTTCATGTTAGGCTCCCCTGTAATAGGATTGTTTTTTGTGGGATTGTTTTTGTTCATATCCCGTTGTTAGTATATATATTGCATAGGGCGTGCCTGTTTGCATTTACCTCAACATTTTTATTGTGTGTTATTTACTCAATGATTTCGGTTAGTTAGTTGTTGTGTCAATTGATTGGCTTTGTTTCGTGTATATACCTGTATTATTTGTTGTACTATATATTTTAATTTGTTGTGTTTTTGTTGTTATCTCGTTGTTATATCGTTGTTATTTGTGATTCAATTTTTTATACTGAAGTTTAATTATTTGTATTTTGCTTGGATTTTATTTTTGTCGTGTCAATTTTTTGTTTCGAAAAAGGCGGGTGGGGCGTTTGATTCTGGCACGAGTCGTGCAGCATGAGACCGCTCGTCAAAAAAGCAAGAAAGAAAAAGCTTGACAAGCAATAACCAATACATTATAAGCAAGACATGAAACTTAAACTAAAAACTAATAAACGATGTTTTAAGAAATTATCCCCTGCACACCAGGAAAAGGTCATACAAATCACCAAACAATTCCAAAGATCGTTCCAAGAATCATACCAAAAGAAAAATAAAAATAAAACCACACAGAAAACCAATAAAACCATCCAGAAAGCAAAAACACACATAAACAAATTTGTTGTTGCCGAGTACATCGAGGAGGCTCGATTCGCACTTAACTACAAACGAGCAATCACTCTAACCTTCTACATCAATCCAAACCAACTCACTAAACAGGAGCGTAAGTTCTTCAAACAGTTATACCAAATCAGTGAAGCTAAACTCGTCAAGCTCTTACACCAGATACCCCTCCAGGACCCCAGGTATCATTCAAGTGTTAAGGTCGTAAGTGAGATACGTAAGATTATTCAAACAAAAGATAATAACCCTAACAATCCCAGCAACAATACTGCTACCAAGCTAAGCATTACCCTGGACCCTAACGCTACAAACCAGAAGAACAATCCCAAAGACACTGACAAAGACAATAACACACCAGATAACACCGACAAACCAGTGGAACGAAAGCCCTTAGTCCTGGTAAACCAGTAAAACCTAAACAGCCTAAGCTAAGTAATGGAAATCCAATTAACCGTACCCCAGGCTGAATACTTCCAATCAACAGCTAAGGCAACTGCTGCTGTTGCAGGCTTCGGATCAGGAAAGACCCAGGCTACGATGTATCGCTTGTTCACTACAATGATGCTGTATCCTACTGCTGATATGCTGTACTCAGCCCCGACTGTGCCACTCATCCGAGATATATTTTGGGCTAAACTGGAAGAGTTCTTACCTCAGCTTAACCTCAATTACCATATTAACAAGTCAGAAGGAATAGTCTACGTTCATGGACACGGCAAGATATTCTGCCGCTCTATGGATAATCCAGACCGATTAGTTGGATTCGAGGTGTTGGACTGCTTCTTAGACGAGTTAGACATCCTAACTACAGATAAAGCACTCAATGTATACCGTAAGTGTAAAGCCAGGATGCGTCAGAAGGCCTTTCCTAAAACAGCAACCACCAAGCAGATCAACCAACACCCAAGCAGATACCGTAAGAAAAATCAGATGTTTGTCTCCACTACGCCGGAAGGATACAAGGCTACTTACGAGTTGTTCAAAAAGAATCCAATTAAGAACTCACACCTCGTAAAGATGTCCACGTACTCCAATCCTCATCTGCCGGACGATTATATTGAGGATCTCAGGGCCAGTTACCCACCACAACTTATTGAAGCTTATCTTAACGGAGAGTTTGTTAACCTCGTCGCCAGCCCAGTGTGGACAAGTTACGATGAAACAGCTAACATTATAATAAATCCAAAAACCCAACAGTACCAAGACATAATAAAGAAAAGAGAACCACTCCACATCGGCATAGACTTTAATGTAGGTAGAGGTTGTGCTGTTATATTCATTCAACGTACACTCCCTCCTAACCATCCTAACAATCCAACCAACAACCAGCAACCTTGGCCGATATTTATTGCTGTTGACGAGATCTATAACTCTTTCGATACGCCAGATACCATACGTCATCTTAACGAAAGATACCCAGCCAACCTGTTCCCCCAGAGAATAGTCTACCCTGATGCAAGTGGAAAGAATCGTAAGTCAGTCAATGCAACTATATCAGACTTAACCCTTCTTACACAAGCCAAGTTCAGGATTAAGAAACCAAATAAGAATCCACCGATTAAGGATCGTGTTGCTGCGACTAATGCAGCTCTATACAATTCAAAACAGGAAACAAGAACGTACCTATTAAAAGAAAAAACACCGAATCTCTCCGATGCTTTAGTTCAGCAGGTATATGATAACAATGGTTTACCAAAGAAAGGAGAAAGTGAATTCGATGATATGACTGATGCTTTCTCATATCCACACTCATACTTATATCCAATACGAAGACAAAGAATGTTTACCAGTGACCTTGGCGGAACTTAATCTAACCTAACCAGTAACCAGGATAACAACATGGCTATTAAATCACCGAACCAGGCATATCTGGAAATGGACCCTTATTGGGATACAATGGATGATGCTACCAGCTCCCAGAAGAACATCCATGAGCAGGGAGTAAAGCATCTTCCTATATTGGACGATATGACAGAACCCCAGTACGAGGCATATCTGAAACGAGCAAGTTTCCCCCTCTTTACTAAACATGCACTCAGCACCTTCGTTGGAATGGTGATGAGGAAAAACGTAAAAACAGAAAATGTCCCGCCACTTTTCCTTAAGAATATGGATGGCAGTGGTACAAGTCTCCAGAAATATGTCAATGATCTTACTGATGAGTTTCTAAAGAAGGGACGAGTAGCCAGTTTTGTGGATTATGGCAAAAGGCCTAAGATCCTACAATACAGTGCTAAGTCAATATTGGACTGGCGTACACAGACAATCAATGACACAGAACAGCTGGTCTTTGTTAAACTCAGAGAAATAGCAGCAGTAGAAGAATATTATTACCTGCCTTCTGATGATCCAAAAGAAATACAGGACCAAATAGAAGATGAGTTTGGAGACAGGGAGGAGAAATATCAATATCGTATCCTTACTCTTGAGCCAACAACAAAACCAGATCCAACTAAGCCAGACGAAGTTCTAAAGTATCAGTATCGACAACGGTTATATGATGCTGAGGACAATCTCCTATTAAACATTTTACCACAGTCCAATTTCAAATCACTTCCATTTATTCCTATTGTAATACATGGAGGGAACGAGCCTGATTATCCACCCCTAATCAGTATTGCCGAAGAAAACTTTAACCATTACCGACTTGATGCTGACTACAAACACGGTCTACATTACGTTGCACTGCCTACCCCGTATACAACTGGTGTTGATCCTGATGATCCTAAAGCACCCACAAGTATCGGACCTACGAAGTTATGGCATTTACCTGATGGTGCGACAGCTGGTATGCTGGAGTTTGAAGGAGCAGGTCTCAGCGCCATATCCAAGGCAAAAGAAGAAAGCTACGATAGTATTGTTGTTCTATCCAGTCGTGTCCTCGCTCCTCCATCAGCAGCAAATGAAACTGCTACCGCTGCCAACATTCGTAATGCTGGTGAGACAGCATCCCTCGCCGAGATGATTAGCCAACTTAGTGAGGAACTCACTAAGGTTATGGAGATGGCTATCAATTGGACTCAGGAGATTACTGATATTCTTATCAGTATTAACTCTGACTTCTTGCCGAATATCCTCAGTGGCTCTGATGTTGCTAGTTATACAGCCAGTCAGGATAAGGGTGGAATGTCCTTCCAGACTCTGTTTGAGACTCTGAAACGCGGTGAGATTCAGGCAGGCGATCGTAATCTTGAAGATGAGATCAGAGATATTAAGAAGGAACAATTGGAAAAGATAGTCCTTCAAGTAACATTAGCTAAACAGATAGCAGAAATCGAAGCAGCAGCTAATCCTGAGCCAATCACAGCACCAAAGCCAGGAGACAAGGAGCCAGATATTAAACAGCAACCTGATGGGGAGCAGGTCAACAAAGGACAGGACTTCAAAGAGAATTAACTCAACCCAATTTCAACCTCAACTATAGGAGAAGACAGACATGGGAGAAGAGTTACTTATTTTTAAGATACTGAAGATGTGTGGTCTAACTGACATGGAAGAGATTAATCGTGTCATAATAACTGTTACTGCAGATCACTTTAACGTAACCATTAATCGTAATGCTCGTACTCCCGACGGTAAATTAGTAGTGCAAGACAAGGCTCTTGTAGAGATAACTGAAAAATTTGAATTGATCCAAATACAACCATAGGAGAAAAATATGGCTGATCCAACTTTCACAGATGACCAAACCGCTTTTATTATCACCAAAGTAAATGATGCTGTCTCTGGGCTCAAAGACAAGAACACTGAGCTCATAGGTAAGCTTAAAAAGGCCACAACTCAACTTAATGGATTTGTTGATGTTGACCTTAAACAGTTGGCAAAGGATTCTAAAACCCTAAAAGCCCTTCAGAAGAAGCAGGATGAGGCTGAGAATAACTACAAGAAATTGTATGGTCAGCAGACTGACCAGCATAAAACTGATACAGATAAACTTACATCAGAGCGGGACACTGCAAGAAAAGAGGTAAAGACCCTTAAAAAGACAACAAAATTGCAGACTGCTCTGGTCGAGCATCATGTTGACCCTGTCATGATGCAAGCAGCTGAAGGCATGCTGCTGCCTGAAATCTTAAAAAGCTGGGCGGAAACCGATGTTGGCAAACGTTTTGTTACTGATGGTAACTCAGGTGGCGGTGCTGGTGGTGATGGTGGTAGGCATCCTGCCAATGAAGCGAAGTACTTCGATAAAGCATCTAAGGAGTACAACTTGACTAAGCAGGCAGCCATCAACAAAACTAATCCTGCATTGTACCAGAAGTTGGCTAAAGCCGCGAAATCACAACAGAAATAAATAATTTTTTATTTCTTGACAACAACGGCATATATGTAATATACTAAAAGTACAATAAGATAAGTGGGAAAGGCAAAGCCTGACCGCGTTCGATAAGGTCGTATCTACCGGAGAAAAGTTTCTTCATGTAGTACGACCTTTTTTATTTTTTTTTTTTTTTTAATCCATTTAGGAGAAAAATATGGCTTCAACAAAATTATCGGATCTTTATGATCCCACCCCTTTTGATGCTGCGGTAGATGAGGAAGCAATCGAACTTAATGCTTTCTTGAACTCTGGTATTCTTACACCTTACGATCAGCTGAGTGCGATGGCTGCCGTTGGTGGTTTTGTAGGCGAAATGCCTTTCTTCAAACCTCTGGATGTTTCTGCAGAGCCGGATTACACCAGTGACGATCCAACAAGTTTCTCAACTCCGGATGTTATCACAACTGGTTTGCAGAAGTATCGTCTGGCCAAACTTCACAAATCCTGGTCCACAATGGACTTTGCTCGTGAGCTTACCTTGGCTAATATGGATCCGCTTGCTGCTATCACTCGTAAAGTCGGCAAATTTTGGGCCACCCAGGAAGAGAAACGGCTGATCAGTGCTTCCATCGGTGTTATGAACGACAACGTTTCCAGCGATGCTGGTGACATGGTTGTTAATATTTATGATGACATTGCAACTCCGCTGGCCGCAAATATTATCAGTGCTGAGGCTGTACTCGATGCCAGGCAGACTGCTGGTGATCATCAGATGATGTTTACTGCTGTTGCCATGCATTCTGTTACTTTTACCAATCTTAATAAGCAGAACTTGATTGATTTCATCCCGGATGCTCGTGGTGAGATTAACTTTCCGACCTATTTGGGTATGGTAGTTGTTGTTGATGACAGTTTGGCTCCTGTAACTGGAACCAACTCTCCGTCTTATACGACTGTTCTTTACGCTCCTGGTGCTTTTGGTTATGGTACTGGTCGTATGGAAGTACCTTCTGAATTGGATCGTGTTCCGAGTTCCGGTGATGGTGGCGGTGAAGATATTCTTCATACTCGTCGTAATCCGCTGATTCATCCTGCTGGTTTTCAGTTTACATCAACAACCGTTGCTTCTGCTACAACTGCAACGCTGGCAGAACTCGAGTTGCTTGCTAACTGGACTCGTGTTATTGATCGTAAGCTTACCGGAATTGCTTATTTGGTACACAATAACTAATCAGTTGTTGTTATTAAGACTCTCAAGGTAGGAGTGTAAAAGCTCCTACCTTTTTACTTACCTATCACATAGGACATATCATGGCCGACGAAAAGAAAGAACCAAAAGCCAAGAAAGCCAAAAAGGCTAAAACTGTGGCTCAGACTGCAATGCCGTTGCATGAACTTAATGCACTCGCTCGTAAAGGCGTTATTGCTCGCGCCAAGAAAGCCGCTCGAAAGTAATGAATAAGGCAATAATAACTCCCGCTGAGTCTGATGCTTATCTGGCAGTTTATGCTGATTGGCTTGCTCTTGATAATACTATAAAAGAGCAACATATCGAGAAAGCCAGTGTATATGTACAGACTCAGTGGACTTGTATTGATGTTGATTGGGACGATACACCAACTATTCCTGATAATATCAAAGAAGCGACTGCTTATTATGCGTATGCCGACTTTAAAGGAACTCTTTATGGTGATCCTGGTGATACTACAGAACCCGGTCAGTTAAGGAGTAAACTTGTAACTGCTGGATCTGTTACAGTCGCTAAAGGTTATTATAAAGGTTCGAATAACATTTATGGTTCAGCTGCTCCTTTTGGATACCCTGATTCATTGATGGAGCTTAGCTGTACATCGGCAAGCGGCTCGGGCGTCACTACTCTTATACGCGATTGATATGTTTCGTGGACTTAATGCTTTTAAAAGGGAGATGAAAGACTTTTCCCATGATGTACCACGTGGTGGTCTAAAGGCTATAAAAAAAGTCTCACGTGAGTGGTTTGTTGAAGTTGTTAATATTTCTCCAGTATATACCGGCTTCTTTTCTTCGAAGTGGAAATGGCAACGAAATCATCGTCCTGGGACCAGCTTAATTAAACACCCTTCTCCTGGACATGGACAATGGGGTGGAGCAAGGACACCAGCATTTACTACTTTAAGAGCTGATGATACACTGTACATTTATAATAATGTTGAATATGGTGCTCGTTTAGAACACGGATACTCCAAGAAAGCACCTGCAAATTTCTTTAACAACTCAGCACGAAGAGCCAACAGACGTCTTCGTAACGAATTCAAAAGGTTAAAATGGAAAGATGGCAAGCTTACGCGATGAAATACAAGCAGATTTAGTCGAAGCTTTTCAAGTTGATCTTGACGATATTCCTCGTCCTTGCACATACACTTCTCTTGCTGGTGCCAATCCAAGTTATAACCCTGATAACGGTATTATAACTCGTCCACAAGATACTGTCTTTTATTTTGATCCTGTTTTTACTGGTATAGTAGAATCCCTTAAAGACGATGTTCCAGTACAAGAAAAAGATATGCTTATGATATTTCCTTCGTCTTACATGACTATTGAACCGCGTATAAATGATACAGTACTCGATGAAAACAATGTAATCTTTGCTGTTGTTGCTGGTGTAAACGATCCAGCACAGGCGCATTATGAACTTCACATTCGCCCAATAAGTTAATGTCAAATCAAATTGTAAATGACATCTTAGAAAAACGCCTTAATACAGAATGGGTTAATAGAACACCTATTGCTTGGGATAATTTAGACTATACACCTGTTCGTGGTGAAGCTTTTATTCGAAGTATACTTGAAGCAATTGGTTCCGATCTAATGGGCATAACTTGTTTACGTGTTGATTATTTATACACTATACAAGTATTTACGCCATCAAACGAAGGTGTAACAAGTAATTTAATACTTGCAGATTATGTAACAGCTATTTTTAAAAATTTCGGTGAAGGACATTTAACAGTACATCAGATAGCAACTCAGCGCGTAGGTGACGAAGAAGAGTGGCATCAACGCAATGTATTAATAGACGTAACCTACGATAACATAACATAAGGAGTATACAATGGGAGCTCAAGGTTCACAATCAAGTTTAGCAGTAATTGAAGAAGTCACCTGGGGAGTTACACCCGCTGGTAACATGCAAGGTGTCAACTTTACGTCAGAAGATATGGCGATGAAGATTGACAATCAGGTCAGCGATAATATTCGTCCTGATCGTCAAACTGCTGATCTTGTTCA